TAATACTGATAATTCTTGCAACTTTATTTACTCCATCTTCAGCATATTGAATTCTATCTTTAACTTTTGGATAATATGTACCTAACTCTTTATTACCAAAAATTATTTTTAAATCATTTGTCTGACTTGTTCCTTCATATTCTGACCCAGACACACTACTAATTATGGCTTTTACAGAAATATTAGTATCAGATCCACTTACCTCTCCCGTAGAAGTATTATAAGTTTGCGATGCAGCAGTTTTTATATAAGTAATATCAATACCAAATGTATTTAATAATTGTTCTGGTAACCCTTTAAATGTACTATCAATTAAAGACATACTATCCTCTAACTACCCTCATTTGGAAAGATCCTGCTCCACCAATCATATAGCTTCCAAGATAACTTTGTAACCAAGGATAAACATCCATAATATTATTTACAGGCCCAGCACCCTGACTTGCAGTATTATATTTAACTTCTAAATCTCCTAATTTTGCTTCAGCAATATTTCCATTAGTTCCTACATTTCCTGTAATAGCATCGGTATCATTTGCCAAGGCTCTAGCTAATTCATACTGTGCATATTTAATATTATTAGGAATTGTTGTACAAGCTAGTTCTACATCATCTACCTGATAATTATTTCTGGGAAACTTTAATGCCTGATTTTGGTCACACCTGTCCCCAAAAAATACAAAACTATCAATCCATCTTGTAGCTGCTATCAATGCTCTAATCTTTTGGTCATTGCTTTTATTGTCCCAGGTTGTTGAATCTGGAACGGTTTCAAAGTAAAGATTAGCTTCTGTCAATGTGACATAGCTATTTGCAGAAGCACTTGATAATGTTGCTGTTATACTAGCTGCCACGATTTCAAAAAGTAATTTAGTTTTATTGTAGCGTAAAGAAAAAACCCCACCAATAATTGATGAGGTTTATTGACCACCAATTTAATCTTACGATTAATATGTTGATGTATCAAGAGGTGAGTTAACTGTTAACTGAACTAATGGGATCAAGCCAGCATCATATGTAAGTGCCCACTTGTTAGCTGTTGCTAAGTTTGCATTAGTTGGGTTGTCATCAGCAACATTCCACTTAGTACCCATAACGTGATAAGCACTGTGATAGTCAACAGACATAACATCTTGCTTAGAAAGAATGTTTCTTTCAGCTTCGATTCTTAGTGCTTGCTGATTACCTTCAAGAATTGTTCCTGCTGTTGTTAAGTAGCAGAAGAACTCAACTTGATGACCACTTGAACTAGATGGTGCAACTGTGTTAACAGCAGAGTCAACAACAACTGTACAACCAGCAAATTCGCCAACGGCTCTATCGCTGATTCCAACACCACCGCCACCCCATTGGATGCCAGTTCCAGTTGATAATGCAGAAGTAGAGAAAGTTAACATACCAACCTGATATAGGTAGTAAGCAACTGTTGGATGAACGATAAGAATATCGAGATCCTCTCCTCTTTCTCCAAGCAAGTTTCTTGCCTTTGCGATTGAAGAAGCTGTTAAAAAGTTTGCTTCAGTAGCACTAGCACCAGCTTTTGCTAGGTCTAGTTTGTTTGCTGCTAATGCAGTTCCAAATAAACCAGCTAAATGTGAAAACAATCTAGCGTTGTTTAGTTTGTTAATTGCATCTGCAAGTTGGTTTCTGATGTGACCCATTGGATCTTCACCAGCAGCCAAAATAGCAACGTCATCTACAGCATAAGCAAATGCTCTGTGGCAGATTGTTGCAACCTGTGTGCCTGTACCAATCTTCTGTGGTGTTAAGTAACCAGCAGTAGATGTTCCCCAGTTTGCAGCACCAGTTAGAATTTCTTCTGTTGGAGCGATTGGGTTGAACTCTGGAACTTGGATTCTTGTTCCACCTTCTGTTGCATCAAGAAGTGCGTTACGAGTAACAGCACCAGATTTGATAAAAGCACTACGCTCTTTGATAGCTTCGGAAACGTAAGTACTAAAATTATTTCTCTTAACGACATCCGCTAATAGGACACCGCCAGAGTAATTCTGAAACGGAGCAGCCATTCAGATTTACCTTTAAACTTTTTGCGATACCCTAATCACAGATAAGGGCATTAGTTTCACGGAAACTAACTATTTTTATTGAGCCTCCCTCTTCAGCACGGCTGCGAGGTCGGGGTTCTCATTCTCCATTATAAGCTGTTGCGTCAAATTGCCAGTCTTCCAAGGATTATCTGTTCCACCTGACACATTTGATACGGGACTAGGCTTTGCACCCATACCAGCAGCACTGCTTGGTTTAAAATGATGTTCCCATCCACTACCAGGATTTTTCAGAGTAGAAAGATAAACATTTAAATCTTGTTCAACACCACCATTAAGTACGACTACTTTGCCTTCAGCATTTCGTTGTAGTTTATCTTGCAGTAATGATAATGTTTGTTCTGCATTTATAGCACCTTGATTACTAATAGCTGCGAGTGCTGTAGTTTTTGTTGATGCCATTTCATTAGAAGTTTTCATATCTTCTAATTGTTGAGATAAAGAATTTATCTGTTGGTCTTTATCTTGAGCAGTTTTATTTGCTTCTTCCCAAAGAGTTTTCCATTGACCTTGATCTTCTAACTCTTGTTTTCGTTGTTCTTCTTTTTTCTTATAAACTTCATCAAGTTTATTTTTTGCACCTTTAAATTTTTCTTCGCCTTCGGCAATTTGTTTTTTTAGTGCTGCAATCTGTTCTTCATATTGTGTTTTAACAGCAGTAAGATCAGGTGCGTTTGGTTGTGTTGGTTGTGAAGGAGTTTCAGTCACGGACTGATCAGAAGGAGTCACAGACTCAGACTGAACTACTTTTTCTTCGATTGCCATGAATTATTCAGATAGGATGTTAGTGGTTTTTTTCTTAGAAGGCTTTTTTTTAGCTTCTGGTTTTGGTGTTTCAACAGGAGTGGATTTTACAGCAGGAATTTCTGCTAATTCCCACTTATACGTTCCATCTGATTGCTGAACGTAATCTAAGTGTTTGCCCATAATTAAATATGTACTTGCTCTTTAGTTTACCAAACTATTCAGATTTGGCTTCATTAGCTGAAGGTAGTACTTCTCCTTGCACTAAAATGTCTCTAAATTCTTCTCTATCTATTACCTGTTGATCAAAGAGAGATGTTAATGCTGTAATATCCTGCCCGATTAATCTTTCAATATCAAAATCTCTACTAATCTTTACTTCGGGTGGTTCAATTCCTACATACTGAGCAGATAAATTAAATGCTTTTTGTAACTTTTGCTCAAGTTCCATAGACACCATAGCAAGCATTGAATTTGTATCTACACGATCTAACCTTCTTGCGTCAGCACTTTCGGCAACAAATTTTTGTTGGGATAATGTACTGATACCAAGAGTAGCCATTTGCATCTGCAACTCTTTAATTTCAGCAGATTGAGCATCAAAAGCACTAGAAGCTGGTTCAACATAATAAACTTTATTTCCTGGTTGAGTAGCCATCGCATAGTTAACAGAGATAGCTAAATCTTTAGTTTGATCATCATATCCTTCCATTACAAGCATTGGTTGAGATGCAACGTGCAAACTATGAATAAGATCAGCTTGTCTTTGAAAATGTGCAAGATTTAAATATGCAATATCAAGTAAAGGTGGTTTACTTACTAAATTTTCAACTTTTCCAGAATAAATAGTAACTAATGGTATTTCGCCAAGAGAAAAATTACCTGATTCTGCTAATTCATAGTCTTTTGCACCAGCAGGACTAGACATATCTCCTGCATATCCTCCACCATCATCTTCATATAAATCTTCAACAGTTTCTTTTTTTCTAAATACACGATAACGACCTGGTTCTATGACTCTCATCTGATCATAAATTTTTTCACCAAACTCACCATCAGGTAATACAGCTTTTTCTGCAATCCTAACTTGCACTAAGTTTCCATAATTTGATTCTCTATCTAATCTCCAACCATAAATATTATTAGGATCTATCTCAATCCAGTAAGGTCTACGATCCTGTGCTCTTTCTTCAGCTAAACTTCTTGCTCCAGATGGTGCAGGATAATCTACAAGAATATGACTTTGACCATAAGTAAGAGAACACATTAATAATCTTCTTGCATATTCATCTAAATCAGAACCACAACCATCAACATCCATTTTAAACATATCTGTCCAATAAGGATCACCTATTAATGATATTGGTTTTCTTAATACAAGACCTGTAGCTGCTCTAATTAATCTTTGTGTAAAAGGACTGAATACTGATCTATTTACTCTTGCAAGATAAGCATCATAATCTTCTCTTGGTTCTAATGGTAAAAATGCTTCAGAATTTTCTCTCAAATATTCTGTTCCTTCTGTTACTGCTTTCATTATTTCCCAACCTTTTATCATATCTATAACTGCTCTAGTTCTAGTAAAAGGACTATCACTTCCACCTAAATAAGAACTAGCGGTAATGCTTGTTTGAATTCTTCCTGGGACTGCGTAAGTCATGTCAACACCTCCATCGTTTTAAGGCTAACGCTTTTC